ACTCCCCCCGACAAGCCCATCCGGGTGGGGAGCTGGAGAACCCAATGCAGATCACCAAGGACCAGCTCGTCTGCTGGTCGGCAGACGACGACTTCAGCGCGTGGTTCGACGCGCGCTACCCAGATGGCCAGGCCGACTACCAGGTCGTGCTGAACGCGCTGGCGGCTGAGGACAAACTGATCGATGCGCACTGGCTGATGGACAACGCCGGCGCCGATAGAGCTGCGGTGCTTGAAGTCGAATTTTTCTCCGACACCAAGCACCTGTTCGTGGCGGGCTCGCTCGTCATCAAGCGCGGCGCCACGCTTAGCGGCGATCTGCGAGCTGGCTTGGGCATCAAGGCTGGCTTGGGCATCGAGGCTGGCTTGGGCATCAAGGCTGGCTTGGGCATCAAGGCTGGCTTGGGCATCGAGGCTGGCTGGGGCATCGAGGCTGGCGAGGGCATCAAGGCTGGCGAGGGCATCGAGGCTGGCGAGGGCATCGAGGCTGGCGAGGGCATCAAGGCTGGCGAGGGCTGGGGCTGTTTTGCGGGTCTGCGCTTGCGCGTTGCGAGCTGGCCGACGTCGGCAAAGGTGATCGCCAAGACGAAGCCCGAGAACCTCTACGGCGGTTTTTGGGTGGAACCCGAGCCGGCAGAGGAGGCCGCTTCATGAGCGCCGATCCGAATCACGTCCGCGGCGGCTCGTGGCCTGGATCGGCACGCGTGGCGCAACGAATTCATACACGCCTGAGCTGGCCTCGCCGCGCTGTGCGCTGGGTGCGCTGCGCTTGGCTGCGCTACCGAATCTGGGAGACCGAGCGCTACCTGGTCGAGCTGCAGCGCGACGGAATCATCGAGGGCATCAGCCTGCGCGAGTTCCGTCGCCAGATCGAAGAGATGCGTTGCGACCTTGCAATTCTGGATAGCTGATCTGCAACGAATGACGCCGCGTGGCCGTTCTGTATTTGCCACGCGAGCACCCTTGCGGCCACCGTGGCCGTTGTTCTGTGGTTTGTCCGACGCAAGCCCATCACTGGAGATTTCAACATGAGTGCACTTCCCATGGCGGCTGCCATCCCGATCGTGATCTGTACCGACAGTCCACTTGAGACCTTGGTCGAGCTCTGGATGAAGGCCAAAGGCGAGGAAGACGCGGCCAACGGCCGGCGCCTGGAAATCGAGCAGCGGATCACTGCGCTGCTGCCGCCGCCCGAGGAAGGCAGCGTGACGCACAAGCTGGACAACGGTTTCAAGCTCACGCTCACCGGCAAGCTGGGTTACCGGTGCGAAGACGCGCGCGCCTTGGCCGAAGCCTGCGCCGGATGGCCGGCCAACATGGTGCCCATCAAGACCGAGGTCAAGCTCGACGAGACCGGCGCCAAGTGGCTGCGCGCCAATGAACCCGAGGCGTGGGCCACGGTGGCCCGGTTCGTCACCGTGAAGCCGGCCAAGACGGCCGTGAAGGTGGCGGTGTAGCCATGGCCATCAATCTGAGTTCCATCAGCCGCACGCGACGCGTGCGCGCCCCCAAGGTCGTTATTTGCGGCGCGGGAAAGATCGGCAAGAGCACGTTTGCCGCCAGCGCGCCGGGCGCCATCGGCATTCTCACCGAGGCTGGCATGGACGCGATCGACGGCGTGGCCTTTCCGGTGGCGCAGACTTTCGACGACGTGCTCGATGCGCTGGGTTCACTGATCAACGAGGAGCATGACTACCACACGCTCTACATCGACAGCCTGGACTGGCTGGAGCCGCTGGTACACGACTACGTGTGCAAGCTCAACGGCTGGAGCGACATTGAAAAGCCGGGCTATGGCAAGGGCTACGTGGCCGCCGCCGAGGAGTGGCGCGGGCTGATGGCGGGGCTGGACGCACTGCGCGAGCAGCGCGGCATGGGCGTGGTGCTGATTGCGCACGACAAGGTGCGCCGTATCGAAGACCCGCTGACCGAGGGCTTCGACAGCCACGTGCTCAAGCTGCACGACCGCGCCAGCGCGATTGTCAGCGAGTGGGCCGACGTGATCGGCTACTGCGGCTACCGCGTGCTCATCAACAAGATGGATTCAGGCTTTGGCCAGAAGGAAGCCAAGGCCACCACCACTGGCGAGCGGCTGCTGCACGTGGAGGCCCACCCGGGCCACTGCGGCGGCAACCGCTTTGGCCTGAAGAACATGCCGCTCTCCTGGGCGGCATTCGCGGCGGCTCTGGCTGCCGCGCAAGCCCCGCAGGCGCCAGCACTGGCGGCCTGATCAACGAAACCAACGAAGGAACGATCCCCATGGCTCAGCTCAACTTCGACGCGCGCAACGTGGCCCCCGAGGCCCCGCGCAACCCCATCCCCGCGGGCGTTTACTTGTGCGTTATCACCGAGAGCGACGTGATCCATACGCGCGCCGGCGGCGAGATGCTCAAGCTCACCCACAAGGTGCTCGACGGCCCGCACGCCAACCGGCTGGTGTGGGGCAACATCAACATCCGCAACGCAAGCCCCGAGGCCGAGCGCATCGGCCAGAGTCAGCTCAGCAGCCTTTGCTACGCCGTCAACCAGCTGGATCTGCGCCAAGGCGGCAGCGAGATGCTGCACAACATCCCGGTTCGCGTGCGGGTGAGCATCCGCCCGGCGGGCCCTGACAAGACCGGCACGTACCGCGAGGAACAGAACGAGGTCAAGGGCTACGAGGCCGCCGGCGGCCAGGGCGCTGCGCCGGCACCGGTATACCCCGCGCCCACGCCGCAGCCTCCGCTGAGCACCGGCGCGCCCGCTGCGGCGCCGGCGGCGCAGGCGCCTGCAGCTGCTGCTCGTCTCTGGGCTCGGCGTACTGCGGGGGCTGTCTGATCATGGCCGCGCAGCAACGCATCTATCGAGTGGCGAACTTCATTGCCGACATTGACGCAGACACCGGCAAGACTTTCACACGTTTGGTGCGCGCGCCCAACGCTGCCCAGGCGCTGCGCCACGTGGCTGCCCACACACTGCAGGTCGCGGTAGCCAGCCAGGACGACTTGGTTGAGCTGATCGAGGCCGGCGTGAAGGTGGAGAGCACCGGCGAGCAGGCGGCTGAGCAGGCGCTTGAGGAGGGTTGACCGTGGCAATCATCCCCGCCCCCGAGACCACCAGCACGGTGGCGCAGATCTACCGCAGCTACGAGAAGCGCGAGGCCCTCAGCGGCGGCAACCGGCCGCACCTGGGGGCCAGCTTGATCGGCCACTTGTGCGAGCGCTACCTGTGGCTGATGTTTCGCTGGGTCGGCGCAGAGGCTTTCGACGGCCGGATGCTGCGCCTGTTCAACACAGGACACCGCGCCGAGGCGCGCTTTGTGGACGAGCTGCGCGAGATCGGTGCAACGGTGTGGGACACCGACGAGTTCGGCGCGCAGCAGCGAGTCTCGGCCCTGGGCGGCCACTTTGGCGGCAGCATGGACGCAGTGGCGCAGGGCCTGCCCGAGGCACCGAAGACGCCGCACGTGGTGGAGTTCAAGACCCACAGCCAGAAGAGCTTCGACGAGCTGGTGAAGAAGAAGGTGCGCGCAGCCAAGCCGCAACACTGGGCGCAAATGCAGGTCTACATGGGCCTGGCCGAGCTGGACCGCGCTATGTACCTGGCTGAGAACAAGAACACCAGCGAGGTCTACGCCGAGCGCGTGGAGTTCGACCTGGTCGAGTTCACGTCGTTGATGGAGCGCGCCCGGCGCGTCATCACTTCCGGCGAGCCGCCGGCGCGTTTGAGCGAAGACCCTGCGTGGTTCGAGTGCAAGTGGTGCAGCTTCCGCGAGCACTGTCACGGCGAGAGGCTGCCCGCGGTGAACTGCCGCACCTGCGCGCACAGTACGCCGCTGGTGGATAGCGAAGGCGCGTCATGGCAGTGCGAGCTCACGAAGACGCCCATCGGCCTGGACGTGCAGCCCAGCGGATGCAACGGCCACCGGTTCATCCCGGTGCTGCTTGCGCGCGTGGCGCAGCAGACCGATGCGGTGGACGAGCGCGACGGCAACCTGGCCGTGACCTACACGCTGGCCGACGGCAGCACCTTCGCCAACGGCTACCCGCCGGCCTTCAGCAGCATCGAGATTCGCGCCACGCACCACGCCAGCATGCTGGGCGACAGCCAGGTGCAGGCGATCAAGGCGGAGTTTCCGCAGGCAAGGATGGTGGCCTAGATGGACATCGCACGGATCAAGGAGCCGGGTGGTGCAGTGATGTCAGCCTTGCTGTGCCATCGCTTGCCGCGCCGCCTGGGCCAAGAAACCGCTTCGAGTGGCGCCGTGGCTGCGCGCGTAGGCGTCGATCTGCTCGACCAGGTTGGAAGGCAGGCTGATATTCAGCCGCACTGGACTGGTGTCGATGCGGCTCAAGTCAACGTCGGCCAGCAGCCACACGCCCCCTTCGTACTGCGGGTCAGCGGCCAGCGACTCCAAGGGACTGGGCGCGGGTACTGCGCCAGGCTCGCCATGAAAGTGCGCCTGCACGGCTTCCTGAATGGCCGCAGGCAGCGCGTTCCATTCGTCGGCCGCAGCAAAGCAGCCGGGGAAGTCCGGGAAGGTGACGCCGTGCGCGTGCTTGGCGTCGCCAGGGTGAACGTAGACGGGATAGAGCATGGGGCTTACTCCAAGGGCCTACAGGCCCGCTTGCTTGAGGATGCTGCGCACCGTGGGCAGCGGCAGGTCTTTCTTCGGATGCGGCACCGTTACCTTGCCCGGCTTGGTGGCGTGCTTGAACTGGTGGTGAGAGCCCACTGTGTGCACCAGAAACCAGCCGTCGGCCTTGATCCGCTTGATGAGTGCCGCGCTGTTCATGCTTCGCACTATACACACAACTACACAACAACACAAGCGGCGGTTGTTGGAAACCGACCGCTTGGAGGCCATTCATGGCAACTTCTCTCACCACCCGGGCCGCCGCGCCCTGCCTGTCTCGAGACTGCGAGGCTGGTGGCATGAAGAAGCCTGTCCGCCTGGAACTGAACAACAGCGGAGCATGGAAGGTCCTCGGCCGCTTCGACGCTGCCGACGATGAGCAGACCTCGCTGGTGCTCGACGCCGCCGAAAAGCTGGTCAAGACCTTGCACAACAGCGCAGACCCGAAGCACTGCCCCACGTTGCGCGTGAGCATGCAAGACCCGCTCGAGCTGGTGCTCCTGCGCTGGGACCTGGCGCGCGGCTGGCGGGATGCGGCCACGGGGGAGCCGGCGTGATCAGCCATGACTTGTTTGCAGCCGTGGCGATTGAGGATATCTGCGCGAGTCTCACGCGCCAGCTCGTGGCTGTTGTGCGCGCCAGAGCCGCCCGCGGCTACATGGGCGGCGACTTGGTAGCGCGCAAGGCGATCGCCAACCGTACGCACACTGCGCAGATGGTCGCTGCCGGCGCCAGCAAGCGCGAGGCGGCTGAAGCTGCCCAACGCTGCTGGGACGAGGCTTATCGAATCCATCGCTCGGAGGCCGCCACATGCTGACCCTGCGCCCCTACCAGAACCGCGTGCTTACCGACCTGTGGGCATGGTTCGAGCACCACGGCGATGGAGACCCCATCGTCGAGGCTTGCGTGGGCGCGGGCAAGAGCGTGCTGATCGCCGAGGTGTGCCGCCGCGTCATCGAGGCCGAGCCGGCTGCGCGCATCCTGATGGTGGTGCACGTGAAGGAGCTGATCGAGCAGAACCTGGCCAAGCTGCTGCAGGTCTGGCCGGGCGCGCCGGTGGGCGTGTACTCGGCCAGCGTGGGCCAACGCCAGCTCGGCCGGGCGATCACCTACGCCACCATCGGCAGCGTGGCCAAGCGGGTGCACGAGCTTGGCCAGGTCGACCTGCTGCTGATCGACGAGTGCCATCTGGTGAGCCCGAGCGAGGCTACGATGTACCGCACTCTGATCGACTCGCTGCGACGCTGGTGCCCGGCCTTGCGCGTGGTCGGATGGACGGGCACGGCCTTTCGCGGCGACGGCGTGTGGCTCACGCAGCAGGGCCTCTTCAGCCACGTGGCCGCGCGGGTGACGATGGCCGAGCTGCTGGAGGGCGGCTACCTGGCCCCGCTGACCACCGCGCCCACGGAGACGCGCATCGCCACTGACGAGGTCGGCACCAGCGGCGCAGACTACGTGGTCAGCGCCCTGGCCCGAGCAAGCGACAAGGCCGAGCTGGTGGCGGCCGCATGCGCGGAGCTGGTGCGCCTGGCGGCCGACCGGAAGAAGTGGCTGGTGTTCGCAGTGACGGTGGAGCACGCGCAACACGTGTGCGACGAGCTGCGCCGCCTGGGCGTGCCGTGCGCCGTGGTGAGCGCGCGCACGCCGCCGGCCGAGCGCGCGGCCACCATCTCGGCTTTCCGGCGCGGCGGCCTGCGCGCCATCGTCAACGTGGCCGTGCTGACCACCGGCTTCGACGTGCCCGAGCTCGACTGCATCGCCCTGCTGCGCGCCACCATGAGCCCGGTGCTGTACGTGCAGATCGCCGGGCGCGGCATGCGCACTGCTCCCGGCAAGACCGACTGCCTGTGGCTCGACTTCACCGACACCACCGGGCGTCTGGGTCCGGTCGATCAGGTCAAGGGCCGCGCCAAGCCCGTGCCGGGCGACGCGCCGTTCAAGTATTGCTCCGAGTGCAGCAGCACCAACGCGGCCAGCGCGGCGCTGTGCTCGAGCTGCGGCCACGCCTTCCCGCCGCCGAAGGAGCCCGAGCGCGTGAAGCACCTGGCCCGCACGAGCCAGGCCGACGTGCTGACGCCCACCGAGCCGCGCTGGCACAGCATCACCCGCGTGAGCTACGGCCAGCATGAGGGCCGTGATGGTAAGCCAGACACCTTGCGCGTGAGCTATTTCAGTGGCTACCGCGTGGTGGCCATGGAGTGGGTCTGCTTCGACCACCCGCCCGGCTGGGTGCGCAGCAAGGCGCAGGCCTGGTGGAACGCGCGCAGCAGCAACAGCGCGCCGGCCAGTGTGGCCGAGGCCCTGGAGCGCGCGGCCGAGCTGCGCGAGCCGGGGCGCATCCAGATTCTTCCGCGCGGCAAGTACGTCGACATCGTCAATTTCGAATGGGTGCCTGCGAAGGAGGCGGCCTGATCATGGTGAAGAGCCGCAACATCCTGCCGCCAAAGGTCTTCTGGACCGCCGAAGAGATGGAGTACTTGCGGGAGCACTACGCCAACACGTTGACGGTCGAGCTAGCGGCGCATTTTGGTCGTCACGTGAAGTACGTGCTGAACAAGGCGAACGCGATGGGGCTGAAGAAGTCGGTGGAACTGATCGCCGCCACGGCGCGCGAGCGCACCAGCCGTCCCGGCCACGGCAGCCAGCGCACTCGCATCCAGCCGGGCCAGGAGCCGTGGAACAAGGGCACGCATTACGTTGCCGGCGGGCGCAGCGCCGAGACACGTTTCAAGCCCGGCATCAAGCCGCACACCTGGTTGCCGGTTGGAAGCTACCGGGTAGTAGAAGGCCCCGTTCTCGAACGCAAGATCAACGAACTGCCTGGCCCGAACAGAGTGCGCTGGAAGCCGGTCAGCCGCTTGGTTTGGGAGGCCGCGCACGGCCCCATCCCGGACGGCCATGCCGTGGTCTTCAAACCTGGCCGCCAAACCACCGAACTCGAGCGCATCACGCCCGACGCGCTGGAGTGCCTGAGCCGGGTTGAGCTGATGCAGCGCAACAGCTTCCGCTCCAGCCTGCCGCCCGAGTGGCAAAAGCTGGTGCAGCTGCGCGGCGTGCTCACCCGAACTATCAACCGCAAGAAGAAAGAGACCGCATGAGAGAAAGAAAAAGCATTGAAGACCTGCGCGAGCATTTGTTCGAAGCTATCGCAGGAGTGAAGGCCGGCAGCTTGAGCATCGAACAGGGCAAGACGATCGGCGAGTTGAGTCAGGTTGTCGTGAACACCGCGAAGGTCGAGGTCGATTATTTGCGCCTTACCGATGGCGGCGAGTCTTCGTTCATCAACAGCAGTATTGGCTTGAATAACTTATCCGATGGCCTGCTGCCGCGCGAGGCTTTGCCCGATGGCATCACTGGCATCCGTCGCCACCTATTGAAAGACACGTGAGATGTCGACCACAGCTCATCATGGAAGTGAATTCTGCGACACCCTCTGACGCATAACGCCGCCCATGTCCAATAACACGCCACAGCCCAAGCGCGTGCGGCCCGAATGATGCTCACCCCCGCCGAGCTGGCCGCTCACCTGCGCGCAAGCGAGCGCACCGTCGCGCGCATGGTGGCCGACGGCTGCCCGAGTATGCTGGTCGGCGCACGGCGTCGTTTCGACCTGGCCGCCGTCACCGCCTGGATCACCGAGAGAGCCGACCAATGCCGATCCGCAAAGACGCCGATGGCCGGTGGCACGCCGAGGTCTGCATCGGCCGCCGTCGCCTTCACAGACGCCTCCCGCAAAGTGCATCTGCGAGTGATGCCAAGCGGCTCGAAGCCGAGCTAACCCGGGCGCTGCACGCCAGCGTCCAGACGCGCCAGGCCAGCGTGCCAGGCGACCCGCTGCTGACCGATCTGCTAGGGCATTACAGCGAGACCCACGCGCTGACCCTACGCAGCACCGACACGGCGCAGTACCACGCTTATCGGATAGGCAAGTGGATTGAGGGCCGGCGCGCATCCGAGGCCCGCGAGGTGGCCGCCGCGATCCGCGACGATCTGCTGCAGGCCTACGCGCCCGCCACCGTCAATCGCAGCTTGGGCGCTTTGAAGAAAGCGCTCGCGCTGGCCTGGGAGAAGGGTCAGACGTTGGTCGATTACAGCGGCCTGGTCAAGCGCGTGCCTGAGCACAACCAGCGCACGGTCTACCTGAGCATGACCGAGGTGAAGTCGATCGCGGACCAGGCCAGCGAGCAGGTGCGCGCGGCGATCTGGGTGGCGCTGCTCACCGGCTGCCGGCGCGGCGAGGTCTGCAAGATCGCGGCCGACGACATCGGCAAGTCGACGATCAGGATCCAGGCCGGCAACACCAAGGCGCTGCGCTATCGCGAGGTGCCGATCGTGCCGGCGCTGCGGCCCTGGCTCAAGCACCTGCCGCTGGCGATCAACTTCGAAGGCGTGAAGTCAGGCTTCAGACGAGCGCGCGAGGCTGCTGGCATGGCCCATGTGCACTTCCACGATCTGAGGCACAGCTGCGCGACCATCCTGCTTGCAAGCGGCGCCGACCTCTACACAATCTCGAAGATCCTCGGGCACGCGAGCACGCGAACGACGGAACGCTACAGCCACATGGAGATTGCTGCGCAGCGCAAAGCGCTTGCGAAGGCGTTCAAGTGACTGGTGGGCGGTGCAGGGATCGAACCTGCGACTTCCACCGTGTGAAGGTGGCACTCTACCGCTGAGTTAACCGCCCGCTTTACACCGCCAGTCTTCACCGGCACGTGTAAGTCTTTGAATCTATTGAGATTGCTCCTGCCGTGTGAAGGCA